CAGAGGAGCCTGGTGGGCTACAGTCCATATGGTCCCAAAGAGACAAAATTGAAGCAACTTGGCACACACATGTAAACCCCGAGGACTGCATCAAGCGGTACAGGGTCATTCACAAAAAGCCGAAGCGGGGATTCATGGCATGGTTGAGGGGACGCTAGGGACAACGGACTGTTCCGAGTGTACTGGAGCCTGTTGCAAGAGGGTTGATCTTGTAACCCGTGAAATCCACCGATGCCAGCATTTGGCAGATGACAACTCGTGCAATATCTACGAAGACAGGCCGATTGCGTGTAGGCTGGATAAAAGGTGGACACCCCCGCATATGTTAAAGGCGCATTGCACAACCTGTCAGCTTTCAGAGTGGAAGAAGCTCCCGATAGACGAAGCCGTTGCGCTGAAAAGACTACTTGATCGAGCAAAGAAATAAATGGGACAAGGATATGTCAAGTTGTTCCGTAAGGTGTTGGATAATCCCCACGCCTCCAACCCGCTGTGGTTAGCGATATGGAACTTTCTTCTGCTTCGAGCAACCCACAAGCCTGTTACCATGAGAATCAGCGGTGAAGACAGGGTTCTTAACCCCGGCGAATTGGTGTGTAGTTGCCGTAAAATAGCCAGTTTTTTCGAGATAAATAAGGACACCGTACATAGGATTTTAGTCACGATGGAAAAGGATTCCATGATAAGACGCAAAATACACCCAAGAAAGACAATATTTACGGTGCTAAACTGGGATTCTTATCAAGTGCAGCAGACAGCGGAGGGGACAGCGGAGGGGACAGCGGTGGGGACACAAATGGGGACACTAACAAGAAGAGAGAAGAAAGAAGAAACTAAAGATGATGATATGGAGGGAGAAGAAGAGGGAAACAAAATTGCTTCTAAGGAAATAGAGAAACTAAACCCCAAGGCTCGTGAGGTACTGGCAGAGTTCAACAAGCGAGCAGGAAAGAGGTTCAAGGGAGACATCAACCTGGAGACAATCAGGGGCAGGTTAAGGGAAGGCTTCACCAAGGAGGAGATGGTTCAAGTGATCGACCACAAGGTCAAGGAACTCAAAGGCACGGTCAACGAGCCAAAGTGGCTAACTCCTGTCTGCATCTTCCGAAAGTCCAACATGGATAGAAACCTCAACTGGGCCTTGGACAACGACAGGATCAAGGAAATCAATTTACGAGACGAATACGACAAGGCTGTTAACACCGATTCCGGCAGGGCGCAGGAATTAAAGGAAAAGATAAACGAAATTGTAGATGGAAAAGTTACACAATAAGGAAGCTGAAGAGGGGTTGATCGGTTGCTGTATGTTGGGCGGGATCGAGGAATGTGTAGCTGCCGGTGTGGATGGCACATGGTTCTACGATCTGCGCCTGTACGAGATATACCGCACCATCGAGGAAATGCACGACAGGGCAGAGGAAATAGACACACCCAAGCTAATCTATGAACTGCGCTCCAAGAACACCTTAGACAAGGTTGGTGGCCCTGCTGCCTTGGTGCAGTTTGAGGACAAAGCTCCTTCGGCCCATAACGCTCCATATTGGCTGCATGAGCTGTTTGGATACCGAACCCGTCGTCAGACCAAGGCGAAGCTGGAAAATGCCATACAGCGCATCTCTGGGGCCAGCGTGGGCGAAATTGATGACATGGTGTCAGACCTCCAATCTTTCATCACCGACTTGTCTGACCATGTGACCCGTGAGAAGGATGAAACCATCAAGGAATCCATTATTACCGTGGTCAACAATATCGAGGAACGGTTCCACAACAAAACCGAAACACCTTGGGGCATACCAACAGGCTTCCTAAACCTCGACAACCTCCTCGGAGGACTACGAAACGGCTCGCTTTACATTATAGCCGGTCGCCCAGGTCAGGGAAAAACCGCTATGGGGTTGGGGATAGCTTTGAACATAACACGCGCAGGCAACCCGGTGGCCTTGTTTTCCCTTGAGATGAACAAGGAAGAAGTGGCCATGCGCCTTATGGCAGCCTACGCCAAGCTGGATATGCAGCAAGTTTTCAGGGGACGCATAGACAAGAGCGACTTTGTAAAGATAGGGGAAGCCTCTAAATTAACCGCCCTGCCGCTTTGGGTAAGTGAAAGAACAGACCTCACAATTAACATCCTACGATCCGAGGCCCGGCGGTATGTAAGGAACCACGGAGTAAGGGTCATCATCATAGATTACCTCCAGCTTATGTCAGGTTCCAAGGAAGCAAAGCGTGGAGGAAAATACGAAGTGGTAAGCGAAATATCCCGTGGGCTTAAACTCATGGCACAAGAACTGGAGGTTCCCGTCATCGCTCTCGCTCAACTAAACAGGGAATACGAAAAAACTGGTAGTGAGAGAAAACCACGATTATCTGATCTCCGTGATTCGGGTTCGATTGAGCAGGACGCCGATTGCTGTATGTTTCTTTACGAGCCGAAAGGAGAAAAGGGAGGAGAGGGAAGAGTTGAAAATAGAATAAATTGCCTGATTGCAAAGAACCGCAACGGGCAGCCTAACAAGGATACACATTTTGAATTTCAGCCAGAATACACCAAGTTCATTCCGTTGTCTCCCGTGGATAGATGATTTAGGAATAAGGAAACTACTCTGTGCGGTTATTCTAATGGCAGTTGAAGACTATCGAGTGGCCCGGAAGCGGGGGTTTATTATTAACGACAAAATCTACCTTGACACCAGAATGGGCAAGTTAAGAACAATGGATCAGATTTCAGAACTCCACTCCCTCGTCGAGTTTTTTTTCAACGGTGGGCTTCAGGCTGTCATAGACGCAGGCAGCCTTCAGGATGATGCCGGTCATTACCTGGATGCCATATCAATCAGGGAAGCTTTGTAACTTTTATGGAACCACAATTCTACGCAAACAAAGAGGAGCTGTTATCGTCAGTTGTCGCATCACTTGGGATCGTAACCGACATGGGAAAGGAGGCCCTGCTCGAAGCTATGGAGTGCATACTCTTGTTCGACCAAAAACAACAGGACTATGGCTCCCGAAACATAGCCGCTTTCACGGATCGAAACATGAATATGCTGGCAACCACCATCAGGCTCAATGATAAGGTTCAAAGACTGCTGAATCTCCTCCAAAAACAGGCCATAAACCCAGATGCAGCCCCAAACAACGAATCCATACGCGACAACGCACGAGATGTGTCCAACTACGGACTGATTCTAACCCTTCTGGAGCAAGATAAATGGAAATAAGAGCAAGAACCGCCATGATCCTGCTCCCTAAAGACATTAGGGGGGCCACAAGCACCTGTTTCTACTGCGAAATAAGCAAAAAATGCTACTACTGGGATAAAGCCGTCAAAGGAAACGTGTGCTACGACTGCTTCGATAGCGTTCACAACACCGAACAACTGCTGGTGGGTTCAAAAACAGGCATCAGACACCCCGAAGACGGTGAAATTACACCAGAAGACAACCACTAGCCCTCCTTGCGTCGGAACAAGGACGATAGCCAAGGAAATAGCGAAGGCAGCCGGGGTAAAATTGGAAACAGTCAACCATATCCTCAAGATTCTCCCCTTCCATATCCTGCGCCACATAGTAAACGGCAGCTTTGTCCGGCTTACCTCCTTCGGACGCTTCGCTCCCATCAAAAGAAAGGCCAGAATAGGGACAGACCTGAAGGGTAGAAGCATACTTTGGCCCCCAACCATCCGTATGCAGTTTATCCCCTGCTCAACTATTAGGAAAAGCCTACAAAAAGCAGCCAAAAACAATAAAACTTGTTAAACCTAGAAACCTTGTAACGTAACACTAAATAAGATATGCTGGCAGGGCTATGTCAGACCTCATCAGACGATTAGAAGAAGCCCTCGCTGAACTCTCCATGTTCAAATGTCTCCCCACCTGCTCAAAGAGCATGAAGATCATCCAATCCGCCCTGGATCAGGCCAATCAACTCGTCACGGAAGACACATCAAATGATACTGGTGGAAACCCCTCCTGATTTCTTCCAACCACTCATCAATCTCTTCCACCACCTCTATCGGAACCTGGTTCCTCGGCAGCGGACTGCGTACCAGCATCTTCATCTCAAACCCCTCGCTTGTCGGCTCACACAACGCCGCTGCTGCAAACTTCACCCCAGCGTGTTCGGTGGTTAGGACGTATGTTTGCGCTTTCATCTCCATGTGGGATGATGCCCCCAACTGTCGTTCCAGAACCAGCCCCAAGAATCCCAAGTTTTATTGTTCCTCTGCCTCGTGTTCCACTCTCGGTTATATCTGCCTATGCCTCCCATAACCCCATACCACCGATGATTGTTAGGGTCTGGGACAATCGCCCTCGCCCTTAACCACGCCAAATCCCTGTTGTCAGGACTCACTATCTTGTCCTTGTTGGTAGTGGGGTCGGTGGCCTCGGCTGATATGTTTATCGTATCCTGTTCAAGCCACCTTCTAAATTCTGCGTGTGCATCCACAAAGGAGACTACAGAGCCGTTATTGTGGTACACCCCCGGCCAGTCTTGGGAGAAAAAACTCTCTCCACCCTTGAGAGTAGGGGCCACCCGAAAGTTGCCAGCGTTAATAGACTGTGCTGGCATCTCAATAAACGTGAATAACTGGGAGCTAGATCCCACATCTGCATAGGTATGGTGAACTTTGTACTGATTATCCTGTAACCAAGGCCAGCCAGACCAGCCCCCAACAAAGAGGTTCATGCTGTAGCTCCTTGGCCTAAGCTTCTTTGTCGAGTTAAACCAACCCGCTGAAGTGGACTTATCCCCCGGACACCTAAATATCCTCATGCCCGTGTAATCCTTCAGCGGTGACCAGAACAGGGGTCTTTCCGACTCACCCCACACTCCGTTCCCGCTCATGCTGTCCGCCACCCATGCCCACATCCCCGTAGGCTCATTCCTCCACGCCGAAGCATAAGGGAACCTGTCTTGGTGATCCCCGGCAAACTCTGTAATGGCTATGTTAAGCTGTCGCTGGTTGTTCAGGCATTGCGCCTGCCACCCCGTCTGCCGCGCACTTCCCAACGCAGGCAATATCATCGCAGCCAGGATCGCTATGATCGCCACCACCACCAGTAACTCAATCAGTGTGAATCCCCTTGGCCTTCCAACCAGCATCCTC